TCACTTCGTAGGGGTAACCTTCATCCCCTTGCGCATTCGGATGTACTGTTCTGTCATCCCAACGGTTGTATGTCCTAGCTGGTCCCTAGCTTCTCGGATGCTCCCTGTTGACTCCTCCTTATCCGTCGCCGCTTTTGCTCTTAGGTCGCGCATCTGAAATTCTGCTTTTGGAATACCAGCTGCTTCCCTGGCGTCATCAAACCGCTTCCTGAGCATGCTGGTCGTCATTGGCTGCCCAGAGTCGATTACTACCAGACGTGTTGATCTGATTTTGTGTCCAGCCTTTCGTGTCATGATTCGATCGATTACGACTTTGAGCTCACCAATGATCTCGATCCTTCGTTTAGCCCCGGTCTTGCCTTGCTGAACGGAGAGCTTTCCGTCTTTTATGTCTCGCTCATCCATCTTCAATGTGTCTGCGATCCTCTGGCCTGTTAGGTAGAAAAGGTCCAAAGCGTCCCTCAATGGCTGATCGGCATGTCGGTAGGCTCTCGCAAGTACGTCGTCTTCAACATATATGTCGCGACCGGTTTCTTTATTACCTTTCACGCCTGAGCAAGGATTTGCCAAGGATGTATAGCCATTCTCGCGAGCAAAGTTCCAGATGGAGCTGAGTAATGCCTTCTCCCGATTCGCGCGAATAGGTGCTGTCTTGCCACGATGACGAAGGTACTGGCTGACATGTTTCGGTTCGATGGCTTCTAGAGGGGCGGGCGGGTCGTTGAAGAACAGAAGAAGGTTTTTGAGTTCGCGCGCGTTGTCTTTTTGGGTGGCGTGGGCTTTTGTGGGAACCACCTCATTCATATAAAGCTCGGCTACGTAAGCAAAGGTAAGTACGGTTTGTGTCAGGGCTTGAGAGACGCGGCTTTTTTCGAGCTTTGCGTACTCTAAGATGGCCAGGCCGTAATCCGTACCTAGCGGGATTTCCTTGCGTGGTTTCCCGCCAGTGTCGTAAAGGTAATAGGTTGTGTTGCCGCGTTTTCTCTCGCGCAGGCGAGGAATGCTCCCCGGCTTTGTTGGTCTTCGTCCCATTCATCCCACCAGGCGCGGCTGCCACGTTGGAGTTTCGGCCGCGTTGGTAGTTGCTCCTGTCAACGCGGACGCAATCACGCAAGGCCAGCCGTTGCGCTTGATGGTATGGCGAATGCCATTGCGCTTCAGCACCATAATCTGACCGGCTTTAGTTTTAGCTCCAGTCAGTTCGCAGACTTGATCATGGCTAAGAAATTGAATACTCATGCTGGCTCCTTGCTAGGAAATGCAGAGCGCTTCGAATGCGCTTGCATTGCGGCCTTGCCACCCTCGGTTCCTGGGTACAGCTGCGCAGCCATTGCAAGCGCCTGTTCGCGCAGCGATCGGGCATCACGCTCTAGCTTCTTGCCGGTACGAAAGGCGCTGAAGGTCTCGGCGGCGATCCGCAGCAGCTCGCCGATATCGACCAGCGTCTGGTGCTCGGCCGGGCCGAAGAGCGGACCTGCTTCAAATCGTTTGCAGGCGTGTGCCAAGCGCGTGTGATCGGCCCGGATGAACTGCAGGGAGGCCTGGAGCTCGCGGATGGTTTTGGCGCTTGCGGCGCGCTGGGTGTCTACACCTTCGTGCAGGCCTGTCTCCAGGCCATCGCTGCGGCCCATGATGTAACCGCCCCAGAGCAGCAGGGCGGCCAGAACTATCAGGGTGACGAGTGCACCGATTTGTATTGGGGTCATCATGTGGTGTGCTCCTGGGATTGTCGTTGGCTGGTGGTGACAGCCGTCAGTGGTGTGGGGGCAACAGTGGGTTGGCCGTCGTGCTGTCGCTGCATTTCTTCATCCGCTTTGTAGGCGCGGATATCGATCAGCGAGGCGACATGGCGGATGTGCGCGTACTTCAGCGCCTTGCGGCTGGTGTCCAGCGTGGTGATCGGAAGCTGGATCCGGCCGCTGTTGATCTCCGTCACGAACGACTGCTCGTTGAGATTGCGAAAGTACTGCTCGCGGACTTTTTCCAGCGGGATCAGGACGTCACCGAAGATTCGGTAGAGCAGTTCAACGGTGGCCGATTCGGGCGCCGGATGCAGGCGAAGCGGATTCTGTGCAGCGTTACTCATGGCCTTGTCGAGCCTCCTTGCGTTGTTGTCGTGCCGGGTGGTTCCAGGCGTTCAGGCAGTGGCGTCTGGTCAGCTCGCGCAGATGTTCGGGCACTTCGAGGAGCGCGGCGTTGCGCTCCTCACGTGTGCGCATGGCAATGATCTGGCGGGCGTACTCCCTAGGCCACGTCACGGCGATCTGCCGGGATGGCAGGAAGATCGATGTCCAACTGCTCGGCCAGCCAACGGATACCGGCCTGCTTCACCCGAATCGACTGGCTGTACTGCATTCCGTGTTTCTCGTCATACCAGGGGCTGTCCTTGACCCGCAGGTACTCCTTGTCGCGCTTTAGATCTGCCGGTAGGTTTCCCTTGAGCAAACCTTTCTCCCGCATGAGCGCGATCAGTTTGGGGCGAGTGAGGCCGAGTTGAGTGGCTGCTTGGGCTAGGGTGCGTTCCATAAACGGTTCCTCAAGCAGCATGCGCAGCAGGAGTGGCCGCTGCAGCAAGGTGGTTGATGGACTCAATGAGCTTTGCGTAGATCTCGGCATCGGGGTCGTACAGGGTGAAGCAACGCGTATGCGGGCTCTTGTTGCCGATGCTCAAGATGGCGGTGACGCCCCGACGTGAATGGGTGCGATGCAGCGCCACATGAAGGGGAAGTTCAAAACCCATGTCGAGGCTCAGCACGCCGCCGGTGTGCACCAGTTCGAACACGCGCTGCTTGTCCTGGACATCAAAACGGCCGTATTGACGATCGGCATGCGGAAGATGCACCAGGTCGCTGGAGTTGCTCACGTCGAACGGACCGTTGGCAATCTCTTCGATGAAGTCGGCGAGTTTGAGGTGCATCTTCTTGTCGTTCTGCAGGGTCAGCGTGTGGCGTTCGCTGCCCAGTTCAACGACAAAAGTACTTTCCACTGTGCCGCGCTCAGCCTTGAGACGGAATGCCAGGCATTCACGCTTCGGTGCTGTGCGCAGGACGTGGTTGAAGGTCTCGGTGAGGTTGACCTGGGCGTTGAGCAACTGCAGGGTGCGGTTGTCGATCTTGTACTTGATCATGCCGCGTGCCCTCCGCCGTTTGGGTCGAAACGCTTGGCAGGAGGGCGACGTTTTTTGGAGGTTGTGATGCTTATAAAAGCGCAGCCACATTCTCGGGCCAGACGACGAACCTCGAAAATGCGGCAGGGGTCAGCGATGGTTGGGTGCAGATGAATCGTAGCTTTGGTATGCATGAATTTGCCTCGCTCTGTGGTCAAAGAGTGAGTGCAAATTAGCAACAGCTAATCCGTTTCGCAATAGCAAATGCTAAATTTCAGATCTCAAGATACTTTGAAGGCTTCAAAATAGCCCCTACGTAATGGATTTTCTCGACCAGCTTTTCTTCCAGGAAGATAGGAGGGTAGCTGTCGTTGATGCTATCGAACCGGAGTTGACCGTCCCGACGATAAATGAACTCTTTCACCATTGCCCTACCATCGGTGGTCCGCACGAGGACCTCATCGCCAGTCTGATAACCATGATTCGGCTCAATGAGCACAAACTCCCCGTTTTTGATGCGTGGATGCATGCTGCTTCCCACGACTTTCAAGCCATATGCATCGGGATCGGAACTGATAATTTCCAAGTATCCATCGCCATGACCTGGAGGATATTCAAGTGCGTCGAAGTAGCCATCGGTACCCAACATAGCCTTTCCTACTACGGGTACTGGTGCAGGGCGCCGGTGCTCGCTTGCTTCCCGCTCTTCCGCTGTTCTAAGGGCGGTTTCGTTGATGGTTGCATTGAAGAATGCTGGGTGGGGCAAAACTGGAGGCTTGAGGCCAAGAGCGATCCACGCGGCGGTGATTTGATGCTGGTCTTCGGCGGAGTAGGTTCCCGTCGTAAGCAAATCAGCAGGAATTGCGAGCTTTTTTGCAAGGTTCGTGGCAGCTCGGTCACCCAATGTCCGGTGCCCGTTCAGGATCTGAGAAATGTACGAAGCGTCCACATCGGCATGCGCTCCGGCAAAGTCCTTGAGTTGGTTTTCACCAATCAGGGCTTTAAGAATCGTGAGGCGTTTTTCGTAGATATTCATATAGGGAATCATCCGTGCTCCGTTAGCAAAATGTAAATTACGTTTTGCTATTGCGGACCGGATTAGCAGTTGCTAATCTTGTGTTGAATAGGGGGTTAGCAATGACGCTTCTCGAATACATAAAGATCCTAGACGACGCAAAGCTCAAGACCTTTGCCTCTCGATGTAATACCTCAGTCGGCCAATTAAAGCAGGTTGCTTATGGCAATCGTCGAGCGAACGCAGCTTTATCCATTTCGATTGATCGGCATAGCGGCAGTCGTGTGACGTGTGAGTCGTTAAGGCCAGACATTGATTGGCAATATCTGCGAATGCAGGCACCAGCTAATCACAGAGTAGAAAACGCTGCATAGAAAAAAGGCGACCCTAGGGTCGCCCAGTTTCTCCCGACAGCATCACCACAATGCGGTCGGGTTGCGATGTCAGCAGGCGAGCACACCACATGCCGCCGACCTTCATCGCGTTTCCAAGGCTCGGAAGCCTTGGTGTTGCTGCCGTTCTTACCACAGAGCTGGCAGCTGTTGCGCCAGGGGTGAACAACGGATTGTTCGCCCCGGCACGGTGCCGGTGTTGGTCTTACGAACCTAGCCGGCTTTGGGCCTCTCCAGACCACGCGGCAAATGTATCACCAACTTCTGTCGCGCGGCACTGGCAACTTTTAGGATTAATGCCATGAGCCGAATCGCTCTCAGTTCTCTGGAACGGGCGCAGCGGGAAATCCTGCCGCTCGATTTAGCGCTGTACCACGCTGCCCGCGATTATCCGGGCGGAGCTGCTGCCATCGCAGCCACCACCGGCCGTAACCCGACCACGCTGCAACACAAACTGTCGCCGACCCACCCGAGCCACTCCATCAACATTCAGGAGTTCGGTGAGATCCTCGAACTGACCAAGGACCGCCGCATTCTCGATGCGGTGCATGCGCTGGTCGGTGACACGATCTGGCAGGAGCTGGCGGACACCTACACCAACGACATGCCCGAGACCTTGACCACAGGGATTGCTGAATACTTCCGTCAGGTCGCGGATCTGGCCGAAACCTGGGCCAAAAGCATCGGCGACGGTGTGGTGACTGATCAGGAACTGGCTGCGATTCGCCTGCAGGTGTTCCGGGGCATTCAAGGGCTGCTGGGGTTGTTCAACCGCGCCACCTACGTCAACCAGACGACGCGAGGTGCTGACCGTGGCTGACATCGCCGATTTCGCCAACGACTTGGTGCAGGAACGCATCGATCAGGCCATGGCGGCGCGCAGCGCTGCCAAAGCAGAAAGTGTTGCCCATTCCTTGCTGTTCTGTGAAGTCTGTGACGATCCGATCCCGGAAGCGCGCCGCTTGGCCCAACCGGGTTGCTCGCAGTGCATCAGCTGCCAGTCCCTCTCTGAGCGGGGGATTCAGCATGCTCGATGAGGTATTGGGGCAATTCGCCGATTACGGTCTGGAGCCAGCGCAGCCGCTGGTGTTCGGCAAGCTGACCCGCTGCAAGACAGCGCAGGACAAGGGCAAGGAAAAGAACGGCTGGTACGTGGTCCACGAGCAGCGCACGGAGAAGGGCGACACGCTGATCTTCGGCGCTTTCGGTGACTGGCGTTCGGGCGAGACACAGAAGATCAAGGTCAAGGCCGGTCGCATGTCGCCGGAAGAGCGCGAAGTGATGCGCGCCCGCCAGGAAGAAGCCAAACGCCGCGCCGCCGAAATCGCGAACAACGCTGCGCGGCGGGCCGCGAAAAGGGCGCAGGGTTTGTTCGAGCGCATGCCGACCACCGGGCGCAGCGACTACCTGGACCGCAAGCAGATCGCTGGTATCAATGTGCGTTACGCGCCACGCACCGGCGCCGTGTTGGTCCCAATGAAGAACGCCCGTGATCAGATCATGGGCCTTCAGGTGATCTTCCCGAACAAGCAAGAAGACACCGGCCGAGACAAATCCTATTGGCCCTACGGCATGGCGAAGGAGGGCACCTTCCACCTGCTCGGCCCGCATCCGGTACCGGGCGAACCGGTGCTGGTCTGTGAGGGCTACGCCACCGGCGCCAGCCTGCACATGGCGACGTCGCTCGCCGTGGCCGTGGCCTTCGATGCGGGCAACCTGTTGGCCGTGTGCAAGGTCATGCGTGAGCGCTTTGCCGGCTGCCCGCTGATCATCTGCCGCGATGACGACTGGAAGACCACCAAGCCCAACGGCGATGCCTGGAACCCTGGCGAGGAGAAAGCGAGCAATGCTGCGTTGATCGTCGGTGCCCAGGTCGTTGCGCCGATCTTCTCTGTCGAGCGTCATGACAAGTGGACCGACTTCAACGACCTGCACGTCGCTGAAGGCCTCGACGCGGTTCGCCGTCAGGTGCTGGCCGTGGTCCGCCCGCCGGCCGCCGGTGGCTGGAAAGATCAACTGGCCCGCAGTGAAAGCGGCGCCTTGATCGCGCACATGCAGAACGTCGAACTGATCCTCGCTCACGACGAGCGCTGGGCCGGGGTGATCAGCTACTGCGCTTTCAGCTCGAAGATCGTCAAGCTGCGTGCGGCGCCTTATGGCGGTGGCACCGGGGAGTGGGCCGACATCGACGACGTGCGCGTCATGAAGTGGCTCGCGCAGCAGTACAACCTGCGTGTGAAATCCTCGCACGTGATCGAAGCGGTCAGCGTCGTGGCCCACGACCACGCGTTTCACCCAGTGCGTGAGTACCTGAAAAAACTCGAATGGGATCGCGTGCCGCGCCTGGAGCGTTGGTTGACCGATGTCATGGGGGTGAAAGCAACCGACTACACCTCCAAGGTCGGCAAGCGCTGGATGATCTCGGCCGTGGCGCGGGTGATGAAACCCGGCTGCAAGGCTGACTCGGTGATGATCCTCGAAGGTGTACAAGGCGCCGGTAAGTCGACCGCCATGAGCGTGCTCGGCGGTGAGTGGTTCATGGACACGCCGTTTGCCCTTGGCGACAAGGACGGCTTTCAGGCGATACGTGGCAAGTGGATCGTCGAGCTGGGCGAGCTGGACAGCTTCAACAAGGCCGAGAGCACCAAGGCCAAGCAGTTCTTCTCCGCGTCGACCGACACCTACCGCGAAAGCTATGGCCGCAGAACCCTGGACGTGCCACGCCAGTGTGTGTTCGTCGGTACCACCAACCAGGACGAGTACCTTAAGGACGCCACCGGCAACCGTCGCTATTGGCCGGTGGCCTGTACCAAGGTCGATGTGGCGTTGCTGCGCGAGATCCGCGACCAGCTGTGGGCCGAAGCCATGTTCTGCTTTGAGGCCGGCGACCTCTGGTGGGTCACGCGAGAGGAAGCGCCGATGTTCAGCGAGGAGCAGGACGAACGCTTTGTGGTGGACGAATGGGAAACGCCCATCCTGACCTGGCTCGAAGAGTCGCAGATCGGCGAGACCACCACCGGCAGTGAGGTGATGAGCCAGGCGCTCAAGCTCGATCCCGGTCATTGGGGCAAACCCGAGCAGATGCGCGTGGGTGCGATCCTGCATCGGCTGGGCTGGCGACGGTTCCGTTTGGGCGCGTTGAGCAAGAGCGGCCAGCGGCCATGGGCGTACAAGAAACCGGAGGGTTGGGGCAGGGCGCCTGCGCTGGAACAACCTGCGTTCGAGGAGCCGTGCTTCGATGATTAAAGCAATCGATATGGCTCTCAAGCAATGGGCGCAGGAGCTGCACAGCGACGAGGTCGCCGCCGGTTACTCGGGCGGCAACATGGTCGCGATGATGATGGAGAGCGGTGGCCAGCTCGTGCGCGGCAGGCGTGGGAGCAGGGTGCCGCTGGAAGCCTCTCTGGACATTGAGCGCATCGTCAAGAAACGTCTCGATCCCGAGTTGATGACTGTGGTCAAGGTGCATTACTTCCAGCCCGATGCGCCTCTGGCTGCACGCCTTGCGAACAGTGGTTGCACACGCAACCTCTACTACCAGCGGCTGCATGACGCTCACATCGTGGTCGAGCACTTCCTCCTGGGGGAAGCGGCTTGATCGTGGGCATCCCTCTGGCTCACGCCGTCCCACTGGCCTGCCTCCGTCCCACTGCTTTTTGCAGTGGTGGGACGGGCGCAGGCCACGTCGTTGTTGGGCTGTCCCACCGTCCCACCTTTTTCAGACTTCCCACCCGTGTGTGCGTAGCGGGTACAGGTACGCGCGTTTACGCGCACGCGTGCTTTTTAAATTTCTCTCTATACACGAGAAAAGAGAGATAAAAGTAGGACGGTGGGGCAAAGCCCCAATTTACGGGGCTTCCAGACGTCCCACCTAGTTTTGGAGAGGTGGGACGCATGGGACGCCACCGAAACAACAGAAGCAAAAGCCAGCCGGGTTGAGATATTCACCGACATTCGCCAGCCGTTCACCGGACGTAAGCCACACATTCACCGGATGGCATTAAACCGGTCTTGCTGCCACCAGAATCGACCTGTAAAAAGGGGCCATCTTCGATGGGTGCGACCGCCAAGCGCGGCGGGCCACCCACCACCTGACCCGGCCATAGCGCCGGGTCTTTTTGTTTAAGGGGCAGGGCAATGACGAACGAGCAACAGGCACTGGCAGAGATGCCGATCTGGTTGGTGATTGCCCTTTCCCTGGTTGGCGGTGTGTCCGGCGAGATGTGGCGCGCTGACAAGGACGGGGCACGAGGTTGGGCGTTACTGCGCCGCCTCGCACTTCGGTCCGGTGCCTGCATCGTCTGCGGCGTGTCAGCGATGATGTTGCTGTTTGGCGCGGGCCTGTCGATCTGGACAGCCGGCGCCTTGGGTTGCCTGACCGCGATGGCCGGCGCCGATGTCGCCATCGGCTTGTACGAACGCTGGGTGGCCAAGCGGCTGGACCTGAGCGAGGCCGAGTCGAAAGCATGAGCCGGGCAGGCCGGGTAGGGCGCCGATTTTTACGGGTCCTCCCTGAGGGCCGCCCCCTACACGGGTTATCGAACTCGCGGATTCTCTCTAGCTGAAACCTTCGCAGGGATGTCCGTCTTTGCAAACACTAGTGTTTTGTAGGAAGGGAAATAACCATCGGCAGATGTATAGGTTTTTGAAATATGGGGACTCAATCACTGTTTGGGTGGTCAAGATTGATATAGGGTAAGGACAGGCGTTGTACCAATAATCGGTTCGGGGCCTGTTCAAAAGCCCGATCTAGAGCCCTCAACGATGCCCATTATCAAATCAGTCGCACTGGCTAAAGCGCGATCCAATTTTGACCTTTTTGCTGAAGCCGTAGACGAGCGTGATCTTGAGACGCTGTTCAGAGGCGCTATTGGCTACTGCCGAGCTCTGCAAAGGAATGGAGTCATCAGCGAAGATGAACTCGCGCAGCTTCTGGATGAAGCTGACCAGGTACGTGATCGTTGGTTCGGTCCGCGCAGATCTACCGCGAAGCAAAGATAAATCACCAACTCCCGCCAGAAACCAAAGCCGGCGGATCTCCGTGCACCGCTCTTGGCGCAACGCCCTCGTCGCGATCGGAATCAGCCAGAACTCGCCGGGGACCCTGAGGACTTTCAAAGGACACGGGGTCGGAAACCCGCGGGATCGTGTTAGTTGGAGGCTCGCCAGCTTACTGAAATTTCAATCCACTGAAATCTTGAAAGGAATCATTGAAAAGCCGCTGAAAAGGAGGGCTTATGAGCACAGCCACATACCTGTCGAAGAGCGCCTTCGCGGCGCACATTGGTCGGTCACCGAGTTACATCACCTGGCTGAAAGAGAACGGCCGACTGGTACTGTCGCCCAACGGCAAGCAGGTCGACGTGCTGGCCACCGAAGCATTGATCCGCGATACCGCTGACCCAAGCAAGGCTGCCGTCGCTGCCCGCCACCAACAGGAGCGGCTTCAGCGTGATGTGTACAGCCAAGTCTCAGCCCAATCCGAACCGACTAACATGGCTGCGCCGCCGCCCGTTGAATCCGCGCAAGGGCAGTCCCCGGACTTTCAGAAAGCACGTGCGCATCGCGAGCACTACCTGGCGAGGATGGCCGAGATGGAGTTTCGCAAGGCTCAGGGGGAACTGGTGGAAATCAGCTTTGTGCAGAAAGCCGCCTTTGAAACAGCGCGATCGCTCAATCATTCACTGATGAGCCTGTCGCCTCAATTGGCGCCACAGCTCGCTGCTCTATCTGATCCATGGGAAGTAGAGAGGCAGCTAACGGCTGCGCTGCGCCAGCGGCTCAACGAAGCCGCTCAAGTGTCCAGTGACGACTTCGGATTTGCATTGAGTGAATGCTAAAAGTATCTGTGGACCTGTCCCGTGACAACGACGCCAAGAAGCTGGTTATTTGGCCGTCTGCTTTCGGCCAGAAGCGGACATTCACAATGCGGTCGCTACCGGCCAATCACGAACAGTCACCGGCGCACAACCAGTACTGAGGAAACGAGCTTGGCTCTCCTCTAATACATTCAGACTTATGCCATTTACTTCGACAATTTGCTTGGCCGAGTGATATTCCCTTGCACAACAATAGTGATCACCGATACGTCGGCGGGTGGCTGGGACTTTAGAATTGCGATGCCTTCTCCGGCAGGCCATGGAGCGGCAGTTTTTGTTCTGCAGTCGAGCACGCAGAGCACAGCAACACGTTTCTCCTTGGATACTGCATAACTTGCGGTTTGCTCAACATAGGCTTGGCAGTCCTCTATCACCTTGACTCCAGCTGGTAGGGACTTTAACTCGATAACGATACCGCGATAGCTGAGATCTGTGATCCCGCCTGAAGCTTTGGGATGTTCGTCAAGATCAGAGCCAATTTGAGGGTTGCGCCGAAGCTCCTTGCGAATCGCATCCTGAAACTGCGCCTCTGACCAAACACCATCGAATTCAGCGTCCTGGATGGCACGCCCCGCCACACCTCCTAAAACCTTGAGCACCTCAAGCACATCACTAAGTTCGATGCTGTTTACTAGACCATTTCGACGCAGAAAGTCCCGAATGCTCAGAATTTTCTCGTCAACTTTCGGATAGCCAGTGATGGGATTTGACCGGATATCAAGACCTTCGATGAGAAGCGTTCGGTGCCCTACGATAGCTACTGGCTGCTCTGAACTAACTGGCTCGAATGCAGCTGAGTACTTGAACTCGTAGGGCCGTGCATTCATCCCTTGCGCAAGCTGCAGGGCAGCGCGCCCCCGCTGGAAAAGTGTGTACGGTGGTTCGCCCGCAGGTTTGTCGAACACGAACTCTGAGAGGTCGTAGCTGGTACGCAGCTCCGTTGAAATAGGGGACAGTCTCAGCGTTAGTGCAGATTCGGGCCAGCGTGATACACGTACTTCTATTTCAAGGTCATGAAGCACTAATGGTGTCAGGTGGTGAATACTTCCAGCGGCCTGCCCATCAATTTGGAACTTAAGGAAAGCCACCGACAGCTCCGTGGGGAGAGGAGGACGCGTTTGCTCGTCAACGAACTGGGGCATGCTCCGAGCCCCTTTGGAAAAAGCGCCCACAGGCAAAGGTACCAAGGCGATTGCTGCACAGAGGTCTTCGAAATCGGAAAGTGACCCTACACGCGGGAGAGACTCAGCGGCTTTAACGAGCGATTGAGCAGCGGCTTGCTCGCCATATTCATTCTGCCACATGCGATATCGCTCGAAGGCGCTTCGTAAAAAACGCTCCACTCCGTCACTGGCAGCGAGCACACCTTCCCTCCATTCAGCAAGACTGGCGACAAGCCGCAGTAGGCCAGCCAAGGCGCTGTAGGTAGTTCCGTTTATCGCTCGTCCATACCGAAGTGAAGCTTCGTCCAGCTCTGCACTGATAGCTCTGAGAACCTCTGGCTCGACTGTCTTTCCAGCCCCCAACGACCTCAGTACTTCAACTGCCCGAATCCGGCTGTAGAAAGCTTGGGAGAGAATTACGTCTGCTTGCATATTGTTTTTCATCCTCCTTGAGGATTTCTTCAAGTTGAAGCCATTCCATTTGCAGGGCTTCCTGGCGGGGGGGATCATTTGCAGCGACTGCAGCCTCAAATTGCACGGCAATCACATGAAGTCTCCGATGCCACTTGAGGCGTCTTTCCGGCGCCGTATCTGGAACAGCCTCCCAAGAGGCTTGCATTGCCGCAACAGCTTGGGGCCAAGCACCAACGCGCGACAGCAGCTCCACTACTGCCCCAACGAGCATAAAGCGTCCAGCTCGTCGCTCAATCAATTCGACTAAGTCGTCCGCCCGCTGCAGAGCTACCGCTTCTGGAATTAGATGCACGAGGCTGCTGGCTTCCTCTTCACCGTGCTCGCTCAGTTCTAGATCATCGAGCGTGTGAATCACTAAGTCAGCAAAGTTTGAGGAAGCAGCGAGCGCTTTCCCCATTCGTGAGAGGTCACGGACGTGAAGATTGGCAGGTGCTGTCATCAAGAACTTGATGAAGAGACTGCCAAGACCGTACTGAAGCTGTTCAGAGGATGCGAACCGAGATACGTGTAAGCGAATGCACCGTATCAGAAAGTTGTGCTCATCCTTTTTGCCATTGTAGTAGGGGATGAGCTGCAACAGAGCCTCCCCAGCACGTCGTTCTAGATGCTCTGGTAGATCGATGCTGGAAAGAGCGCTTACGGCCGCCTTGTGTACCATTACATACGGATCCAGCAACAATAGTACAAACGCTTCTAGTACAAGCTCAGGGAGATCGGAAATACGAGCTTTGCCTAGTTCTCCTAAAGCTTCACCTGCAGCCGCACGTTTACGAACTGAGACTCCGACCAGCGATGAATAGAGGGGAGGTAGAACAACATTTAGTGTGGAGGGGCTATCGATTAGGCATGGAGTGGCTTTGATAATTGTGGAGCTCAGTCCATCGCTTTGTTCATCGATACTGTTGAGAAATTCTACGTAAGACATAACGAGCCGTTCACTTCCCTTCGCGGCTCTGGCAGCTATCAGCGCACATAAGTCGCGGAGTTGGTAGAAGGTGGTTACTGAGTTCTGGGCCTCAAGGTACTCGTTGAAGTTGGCTGCTGGCGTGGCGATTCGCTCCGCTTCAAAAGCCTCAATGCGAGCATCTAAAACAGCCGCTGTGCCGAGTAAAGCATCAATGTTCTGCTTTCCAGCTGCGACGATTTCATCTGGCTCGTTTCTGAACACTTGAACAACGAGGCGCAGAACCTTTTGATTTGTAGACGTTCCTGCGAGCTTAAGAAGCCGCCTCAGCACCACCACATACGCGGCAACGTCAGAGGACGTCATTGCACCTCTATAGTCCTCAACGAGTCGTATTGAGTGCCGCGAAAGCTCTTCATATATCTGGGTTAAGCGCTCCTCGCCTTCAGAAGATGCGCTATCGAAAAACTCAGAGATTAATGCATCGGTATTTTCAGGCGCAGCAAGGAGGGCTTCTACGACGATACGCCTTAGGTCGCCGCACACCATTCCAAGCTCTCGATCAGAAGGATCCTTTTCAAATAACAAGTGCGCACGGGCGAGCTTTGAAATCGTTGTCCTAGCAAAGCTGGGAAGCAGTCCAGCATCATCTCTGAACAGGACGTGCAAAGCGGCTACACCCAAACGAACTGGATAGGACTGCTTCGAGTCGAGTAGGCGCTGGATTGCATTGCGGACTAACTCCGGCCAAAGTTTGTAAATTTTTTTTAGCGGTTCTGGCTTTGAGATCGGCTCATCTATAGCAAGCTGTGCTTGAGGAAGCCGGGCAAGAGCTATCAGTGCCGGTACAGCGCTCTCTACCTTCGCTGGTGCCACCGTCCCTGGGTACGCAAGGACGATATCCGCGGCGACCTCGATAGCATCGTGCTTTGCAAGGCAGTCGAATGCCGTTTCGGAAAGGCGAGCCTTGTCTGCACTGACTAGACGTAGAATCGAAAGTGCTTGCTCCTTAAAATTCATTTTGTCGGAGGTGGCAAGCTCGAAGAAGTACTCAATAATCGGAGCGATGAAGACTTCCGGAGCGAGCTTAGCTGTCTCGACGATGCGGGTCTTCACCTCATCCGATGAGCAGGCATCAAGTGTGTCGAGGTCGTCGAGAAGAGAGCAACAGGCAGCGCTCTGCCCCACTCGGAGAGCAGCCCTCTGCGCAACCCTCCCTTGATGGGCCTTTGCAGCTTGGGCTTGAGCTTTCTTTTGGGCCTCCCTTTGTCTTTCTAGAGCCCGATCTCGCTCATCAACTAGCGCCAGCAAACTGGGCATTCGAACGGCCACGCGCTTATCGCAATGAGCGCAATTCCGGTCATAGAAATCAACAGCAATGGGTTCGAGAAACCAACCTGCCATTCCAGATGCTGGCGCGTGGTCACAGTGCACGCCAAGCATTCCGAGCGGAAGCCCGGTTACTTGCGCAATCAAACCGACCCCGCCGCGGTTGACGACACGAGCGTGGGAGCAGTAGTTGTGCACAAGCTTCAGAACTTCATTGTTGCGAAGGCCTGTTCGGATCGCTTCTTCGTACTCGTCTTCGTTCATGTTCAGACGTATCCCACCTTGGGTGGATGTGTATAGGCAAGTAAATCTGCCACTGCCGCTATCAATAATGCTGGATTTCTCCGTGCAGTGTTAGTGGGACAGAATGGGCAGCGTGCGCCTGTAGTGGGGATGGCAAATTGGCTCAGAGACTGTGCACCAAGGGTGCCAGGTTAATAAACCTAGCTAACAACATTATATGTTGCGTGCTGACGGCTCTCTTTTTCATGTGGTCGAGCCTATTGTTCAAGGCCCTTGAGGATTTCCCACCAAGTCCAAGTTAATTTTTCCTAGGTTTTTAGGCGCCTCAAAAACCCCAAAATCGAGCCTAGGTAAACGACCGCTTTTGGCCGGTAGCGGTCGCTTGCCGATGTCCGCTTCTGGCCGAAAGCTGACGCTCATCGACATCTGCCTAACCAGAGGCGATTCAAAGCGGTTGCCGAAATGCCAACCAGAGCAATGCCTTGAGCCACTGTTCTACGCAACTCTGATACAGTCGCCCTTGGAAAAATCGTAGACAGGAAGTCATACATGGCAAAGCCAGCTGCGCGCATAACTGATCCCACCAGTTGCCCTATGCCTGGGCACGGGCCCAAAGCCATTGCGTCCGGATCTCCCGATGTGTTTTTCGACGGCCTCGCAGCTGCGACGAAAGGCGACACTTGCACCTGCGGCAGCGCTTTGGACTCGGCAGTGTCTGCGACGGTGTTCATCAATGGCAAGAATGCCGCTCTGGTGGGAACCGTCGGCACACACGGCGACGTAGTTATTGGTGGCTCGGGTACGGTGATCATCGGCGACTCCCATACTCCTGCACCATTCACGCCTCCACTCCCGCTTTTACTGCAGAAAACCTATGGGCATACCTTCAGCATCGTTGATAGCGAGACTGGTCAACCTCTAGTCGGAAGAAATTTCACTGCCACGGTCAATGGTCAAAAGATCACAGGTGTTACCGACAGCGCAGGGATAGCGAAGATCAAAACTCCGGTCAAAGATGCCAATATTTCCATGAGCATTGATTTCAATTCTCCAGCTCGGACGCTTAACGAATTAACGGACTGACTCAGAATGGCTGAACAATTTACTACTGAAGCAAAAGCGACTGAAGTCAAACCAGGTGTGCCAGTTGCTCCCACGACTATCACCGTCAACGATAGAGCTGCAACTAGAGAAGCGATCATCAGACTACTCAGCAAAAACAAGTGCGAATTTGTAGAGCGGTCATCATGGGGAGCGCACAAAGCAAAAGGTGAAATGGTGGATGATTGGGACTACTCGATGATCGCCCTTCACCACGCGGGACGAAGTGTTAGCTGCGGTGCTGGTGCAGGACAAATGCGGGCGATTCAGAATGAGCATCAGGCTAAGTTTGATGATATCGGCTATCACTATGGCATCGATTGTACGGGTAAAGTCTTTGAAGGACGCGACATACGATTCAAGGGATCAAGCGTACATAACTACAACACAGGTGTGATTGGTATCGTTTTGCTAGAAAACCTGACAACCGCCGAAGAGGGTGGCGATATGGTCGCTTTGGCTCGCCAAGCCCTCGAAAGCATCAACGGCAACATGGACCAGAAAATTCCTGCCATGCAAATTGATACCCTTCTGACGTTGATTCAGGCCCTGACCAGCGTTTTCAGGGTGACGACGTTAGGTGGGCACCGTGAATTCCCCATGCAAGCCGGCGAAGGAAAAATTTGCCCTGGTAATATTGGCATGGAGCTTGTTAGAAACCTTCGGATTAAAACCAAACTTTTGCGACCGCCTTCATCATGA